CTCGGATTGCGGGATTTTAACGCCATCTAAAAATAAAATTAATTTTTTAGCAAAGTAATCACTAATTTTATATGTATCTATTAAGTTTCGAGATACGTCGGCTAGTGTAGAGCCAGCTATAGCTAACTCTGTATATTTTGTTTGTTTAAAGGGATGTGGTCTACCTACCAGCATTGTGTTAGCTTGTGTACTATATTTATAGTAACCTTCGATACGTTTAGACCATTTTGGACTGTTAACAGACTCTACAACGCTATCCATGCCGTCACGAGCATGAATAAATTTATCTTCCCCAATATAAATTCCAACGTGAAAAGGCTCACCTAATATATTGAATACTATAACGGAGCCGGTTTCTGGTGTTTGAACTTGTGACCAATTGTTTTTATACTGATCCATCATTTCAAGAATACGCGTATCGTATGCCCCTGAATACTCTTCAGTATAGCTGGGCAATTCAATAGCATATTCCTGTTTATAAAATAAACGTACTAATCCCCAGCAGTCAATACCACTCTCATCTCTGCCATTTGTGGCATAAGGTAATCCAATATACTTATTATAATTCATTAAAATAGTCCTGGAAAGTTAGCTGGAGTAAACGTAAAACAAGGAAATGGTTCACGACTAAGGCTAACCATATTTAAGTCAAATGTAATTTGATCCGCGTTATAAGTAACATTCGTTATTTTGAAACCTGTAAAAGTAGCTTCAACAGTATTAGGGCTACTAGCTAGTACTAGATCTATTTGTACACTAACGGGGCTTGTTAAATGAGTACGGATAAGATCAATAGCTTCACGAGTAACAAAGTTTAATACTAAACTACACTGCCCTGCTCCTGCTTCTTCTTCCCCTGGCAAAGCTATTTGCATAGGTAAGAAAATATAATCTTTTGAATTACTAGTTACACCATATACGATTTCTGCATCTGTTGTTAAAGAAGTAAGTCTATTAGTGTAGCCGTCTGCTAAACGAACAGGATTTGCAGCATCCGCAGGATTAGTAATAGTAACAAGTAAAATTACTGCTTCAGGTGTTTCTGAAGCAAACATTGCCCTAACGGCTGATTGTGATAAACTATTTAGTCTGCTCATGGCATCACTTCTAATTTAAGACTGGTAGACCAGTATCCTGGTGCCATATATTGTAAGTTAAAGAATTCGCCATCACTACCTGGTATAATACGCACATCTATAATTGTACCAAGTATTCGTGGATGTGGAAAAGTAAAACGATTAACACCAGCAATACCAGGAATTAACGGCAGAGTAGCGGTAGGTAAATTTTTAATAAAAGCTTCTAATGTTTGTGTTTGTGCGGTAGTCATTAAAAAGTTTACATTCAATACATTAGGACGCGAGGCCCTGCGTCTTTGCTTCGCAGGGCCAGCATCTGTAGCTGAACGTATAACAGTAATTCCAACCGATTCAGTAAAGCCTTTTTGAGGCACTTGCGGAAGCGATGCTGGCCATGCTATTGGCATATATTATCTCCTTGCCAGTAATGGTGTTGTACCATAGTTGGCTGTCATTGCTTGTTGAGTATTTGAGCCTACGCGATTTAGTTCGCCTGCTACCATATCTCCAACCATTACTTCAATACGACGATTTCCACGTGAATCCATAGTCTCTTTAGTAGTTGCTTTTTCGCTGCCATAGTTGTTAACAACTACGTCTACATTGCCGCCACCACCCCCACCACGAACTCCAAGATTACCGTTGTTGTCACGCTTTAGGGGCATGATAGCTTCGGGACCTGCTTCGCCCATTAATCCAGTACCTTTTGCAAATTTAAATAGTGTAGGTTGATCGACAACTGAATTTGTAAACATTCCGCCTTTGGCATACATTTTTAGTCCAGCATCGTATACTCCGCCTTTGGCCGAAAGAGTTAGAGGCCCAATCATACTTTCTGGTAAAGGTCCTACAAAACTATTGCTACCTGGAACACCTACACCAGTAAGCATACCAAGCATACCACTTAGTCCACCTGCACCAGCAAATAGTGCGGACATTTGTGCACGCATTTCAAATCTAATTAAATCTACTAGCATTTGGTCTACTAGACTTTTAAAATCCAGCTTACCTGTTCTGGCAAATTCAGCTAAAGCATCTCCCATACTTTGAAAACTATTTTCTACAATCTTAGAGAAACCAGTCATTTTACTACCAAGTTTTTCGTTTAGATCAATAGCATTCATCTTTTGTAAGTTAGTGGCTCTTAAAGCTTCACTTTGACCATTAATAGCCCTAGTCATGTTTTCTACTGCTTCGTAATCCCCTGCTAAAGCAGAGTCACCGCTGGCTTCAATAGCCAGAATTTTTTGTTCTATTAGGCTTTTCTTAGCTATTTCTTTATCTATTTTTGATTGTTCTTCAGCACTTTCTCTAGATACTCGTCCCCTGTCTAAGTTTGCTTTTTCTTTGACAGCGTCAAAACTAGTTACTAAACCTAATTCTTTTCTATAATTTAATTCGTCTTCTGCCTGGCTGCTTTGAGCATCTGCTGTAGTTTTCTTAAACGCAGCTAGTTTTTGCTCTATATCAAAGCGTGCTTCTATAAGTTTTAATTGGTCTTGCAAACCCTTATTATCTTTTTCTTTTTCTTGCCTAGCTATGACTAGTTGTAAATTTACTTCTGCTAAAGCTATGCTTTTAGTATCTGCTGGTGAAGCTAATTTAAGTGCCTCAATATCGTTTATTATCTTTTGACGCTCTAGTAGGAATTTATTATTTAACTTTTCAGTTTCAAGTAGTGCTGTTACTTTTACATTCTGCTCTGAAGAGAATCCAACTAAACTACTAATTATACCTAATCTAGCTATATCTTGATCAAGCAATGCTTCGTTTAAACTATTTAAAGTTGTAGCTTGCTGCAGTTCTTGGGCTTTAAGTCTAATTCTATTCTCGACACCTTTATTGTCTTTTTCTTTTTCTTGTCTTTCTTTAACTTTGTCCAATAAAAATTGTTGCTTATCAACTTCTAAAACTCCTTGAGCCGAGTTATCCAGTTTTGCATTTTTTATTGCTGTTTCGTATCCAAGTATTTCTTGATTAAACTTACTTTCTAACAGCTGCATGTCTAACATTTGTTTTTGTGCAAGATTTTCTGAGCCATTAAGTGTATTAATGCTCATTAAAATATCTTGTCTTGCTATATCTTGTTGCAGTATAGAATCTTTAACAGCTGCTATTTGCTTTTGATTAGCAAGTTCACCTAAGTTTACTTTTTGTGCAGTATCTAAAACGTTTGCTTTCTTTTCGCCCTGTTTTAATGTTAAAGCGGCAAACTGTGGGCCCAGCATATTATTTAATTTAGCAGCAAGATCTTTTTCATATTTAGTTTGTGGATTAGCTGGATCTCTTGCATCTAGTCTACCAGACGCTGAGAGATCTTCAGGTTTAATCATACCAGTAGTACCAGCAACTATATTTTTAAAACTTGTAGTACCTGCTAACCTGGCTTCTAGTTCTCTTATTATTTCTGGAGATTTATTAGAATCTTTAGCTTCTTGCAAAGCCATTCTAGCATTAGATTCTGCTATTGTTAGTTCTAATTCAGTATTAGATCTAATTAACGCCATAGTAGTAGTTATTGCGTCAATTTGAACTTTTATTTCTTGATCTTTTAACTGTCCAGAACGTGTTGCAGCTTCTGCTCCAGATAGTGCACTAACCGTAGCTTGCGCAATAGTTAATGCAGCTTTTTGAGAAGCTTGACCAAGCGCAATATCTATATATTTTGCACCATTTTTAAAAGCAAGATCTGCACCTGTTGCAAATAGCTGTGAGGCTACAACAAAAGATCTAGTGTCTAATCCGATTTGTAAAGCTTTAACTTCTTCCTTTTTACCTTCAAGCTCTACTATTCTACTTTGAGCTATTGCTTTTCGTGGTACAGACTTAGTCTCTCTTTTTATTTGTTCTTGTTTGTCAATATCTTCATTTATTGTAGAGAGCTCTTGTTTATACTTTGCCGCTTGTTGAAGAGTAGTTTGAAATTCTTGTCTTATATCAACAAACTGCTGGACGAATTCAGAACCAAATTGAGCTGTAGCTTTAGGATTATTAGCAAATTGATTGAAAGCTGCATTTATTGCATCTACACCTTTATTTGCTACATCTTGCATTGATGAAGATAAAACTTGTAAGTTATCGCCTACTTTAAATAATGGATTACTATTAGCAGTTGACTGAATAAATTCGTCATATGACTTAGTAAGTGCATCAATACTATTTTTAAAAGTCTGCAAAGAAGCATTAGTTTCACCTAATTTATTTTGTAGGATTTTAACACTAGCTGCATATCTGTTTTGGGCAGCTGTACTAGTTTTAAATCTATCTGTTACAGTTTCAAGATCTAGACTTTGTACGCCTATTGCATCTTTAAAAGCTTTTCCAGCTTCTTCTCCCATTCCTGCTTCACGAAATACTTTTAATTGAGATTGTACTGTTGTTGCTAAAGATTTTGCTCCTTTTGAAGCTATGTCTTGGTTAAATATTCCTGAAAGCACATTAGTAAAATCATCCCAGCCACTATCTTTAGTTACTTTTAACAATTCTTTCGTAGTTTTAATTTGTGTTTCAATACTGTCGGTTACTGCCTGACTTGCATTTGTTAATGCAAGAAATCCAGCTATTGAAGCTGTACCTATAGCGGGTTGTTTTCTTAAATAATCTATAGTTCTAGTCGCACTTGCAACTGATTCTGTAACACCATCTATAGCTCCATTGAAGGCGGTAGTTTCTTTACTTGTTTTTGTAAGTATAGCGTCAAGTATACCAAAAGCTGCAATTGCAGCACCTATAGCCATACCATAGGCTCCAAATGCCGAAATAGTTGTACCTAGCTTTTGTACAAACATACCTGCAGTAGCACTAACCCTAACAAGGCCTCTATCAAAGGCAGTTAATTTAGGGGCATTTTGCGTTATGGCTTTGCCGTGTTCGTCAACTCCAGTTTTTACTTTTAAATATCCTTCTTTTGATGCCGCAAGGTCTTCATTTAATTTTTGCCAAGCTGCACGCATACCTAATAATGACTGGGTTTCTGCAACATTAGATCTAATAGTATCTTTTGCTATGTTCTGTAATTTTGATTTATTAATCACGTCATTTGCAAAAGCAGTACTCCACCACTTTTCAGAACTGTCAATAAGTGTTTTACTGGCCATATCGCCAACTGCAGCTGATTGTGCACGAATAGCTTTTAAATTTGCAAGATGTGCTTTAAGTCTGTCTGCTTCTTCTTTATTAGTTTTTGCTAAAGTTTTTGCGCGATTTTCTAGTGATTTTATTTCAGTATCTGTTAATGCAAAAGGATCTTTACTTGCTATTCCAGCATAGTCTACTTTTGTACCTTTAGTAAAAGTTTTGCCTGTTGCAGCTAACGCTTGTAACTTACTCTGAGTATCTTTTTGCTTTTTAAAATCGCGCTCTGCTACAGCTGCTCGATCTGCTGCCATAGTACTAAAAGCATCTTGTTGATTTGTATACATTCTTGTAAATGCTTCGGTGCTTTCATTAGCAGTTCTTTTTAAATTTTCTCTGTAATGTCCTAACGCAGGTATAGCACTTTTAACTATTGAAGCACCTATTGCGGTTAATATTGCTAATAATCCTGCAGGACTTTGTGATAACACACTTACTAGGGGCACAATAATTTTATTAGTTAAGTCTAGTGCTACAAAGCTTAAATTCTTTAAACTTGCTAACAACTTATCATAAGGGTTTGCAGGTATATCAATAGAATTAAATTTGTCTATACCTTCTGTTAATACAGCGTTAGCAAATGCTTGACGTCTTTCAAAATCAGTTAATTGAGACGCAGCTTTTCCTATACTACGAGCGTAGTTTTCAGTAGCAGGACCTATTTTTGTAAATAAACCCAGTTCATCTAACAATTCAGGCTCTAGTTTACTAATACCACGCGTTAATCTACTAATAGCGTCAGGCATAGCAACACCTAAAGCCTTAGATGCTTTATTGGCTACTTGACCTAATTGTTCCATTTGTTTACCGGACAATCCAGCAGCAGTACCTTTTGTAGTTGCTTCCATTGCTTCGCGCATACTAATTGCGC